ATGGGTCGGTGGGTATTGGAACAGCGTCTCCAGCACATAAATTAGATATACTTACAAGCACAGATCAACAAATACCTCTTCGTATAAAAAATAATGATTCAGACTCGAGTACGTTTATGAGGTTTGAAGATAATGGAGGTCAGTATTGGGACACTGGAATTAACTACGCCAATAATGATTACTATTTAAGTTATGGAGGTACAACTAGATCCACGTTTACAAATGCGGGTGGTCTAAACCTATACGGAAGCGGCAATTCTATACTAACTCTTAATATAGGCACGACTGCAGGAAATTATAGTGCTTTAAACGTAGGTAGAACTGATGGTGGAGGGACTGCTCATATAACACCAGCCGTAACAGGAGGAGTTCCTATATCTGGAATACCTGGTATATTACTTGGTTCAACAAATGGCTCAATTCCTGCTGTAGGTATTCAAACACCAAATTCTTCAAATGGACACATTGTATTTAATCCAAAAGGCTCAGAAAAAGTTAGAATTACTGCAGATGGCAACGTTGGTATTGGCCTAACTTCTCCAGCATCCAAACTACATATTAGAACAAGTACCAATAACAACTATGAATTTGAAGAAGTATCTGGTGAATTAAGATTCTCAGCACTAAATGATGCGAGATCTGCTAATGTGCCTCTTCAATTTGCGGCATCAGAGTTTAATTTTATATCAGGCAACGTTGGTATTGGCGAGTCAATCCCGACTGAAAAACTTCATGTTGCCGGTAACATTAAAATGCAAGCTACTACTGCGATTGTTACTTATCAAAATGCCGCAAATACATGGAATGTAGGACTTGATGCCGCAGACGCAAGTTTTAAGTTTAAAGATGGAACAGATGAGCGTTTACGAATAGATAATGGTGGAAATGTTATTTATGGTATGTCTGACATTAACAATACGGAAGGTGGTTTTTTTAGACCAGATGGTAGAGCATCTTTTATAGCTACAGGAGTGTCGGGGGCAACCTTAGAGGTAGCAAGAGGCTCAAACGGAACAGCCATTAATTTTCAGCAGATAAACGGAAACGTAGATGTTGGTTCTATAAGTGTTACAGGAACAGCAACCGCATATAACACATCCTCAGATGCAAGATTAAAAGACAACATAGAAGACGCAAAAGACTCTGGCGAGATCATAGACAAAATTAAAGTACGTCAGTTTGATTGGAAGACAGGCAAGCACCAAGATTACGGCATGATAGCACAAGAGCTATTGCCTTTAGTTCCTGATGCCGTATCAACACCAACCGAAGATCACGAGATGATGGGAGTAGATTATTCTAAGCTCGTCCCTTTGATGATGAAAGAAATACAAAACCTTAGGAAAGAAATTAAATCACTTAAAGAAAAGGAGTAAGACATGGCGGCAACGTGGAAAATAGTGGAGTTAGAGCGTAACAGCAAAGCTCCGAATAAAGATGGTGTAATCGTAGCGCATTGGCGTTGTGAAGATTCCGAAGTAGTAGGCACTGGCGATTCAGCGGTTACTCACTACGGATCATCATACGGCACTTGTAGTTGGACACCTGATTCAACAAAAGAAGATTACGTTAAATACGCTGATCTGACTGAGGATGCTGTAATAGTTTGGGTTAAAGCATCTGAGTCTGTATCTGCTGATGATATAGAGGCAAGCATAGCTGCTCAAATAGCTGAGTCAAAATCACCTAAAGTAACTACAGGAGTGCCTTGGTAGTGAAAAAAAAAGTTTTATTTTTATTTTTTTTGACACCTTTTGGATGTGCATCAATAAATGAGCCTAAGTTTGAAGGTAAAGCACTTTTTGATACTAACGAGCTGCATTGTCCAAGAGGGCAAATTAAGTATTGCGAAGGGCGATTTAGAACCATGATGGATTGCACATGCGTTACGCCACCACCACACGGATTATTTTAAGGATGAAAATAATAAATGACAAAACCAACAGGCTTATATGCCAATATTCACAGGAAGAGAGCTAGGATCGCAAGACAAAAAGCAGCGGGCGGGAAGGTAGAGCGTATGCGTAAACCAGGCAGTAAAGGCGCTCCGACAAACGCAAATTTTAAACGAGCAGCAAAAACAGCTAAAAAAAGGAGATAGCTATGCCAAAAGGTAAAGGTACTTACGGAAGTAAGGTAGGACGGCCAAAGAAAAAAATGAGTAATAAAGGTTTATCCGGCATGAGAAAACGCAGCAAGACAGGAGGCGCTTTGGGAAATGTTAGTAATATAGAACGTCAACTGTTTTCGCAAAAAACAAAACCAAAAACCGGTAAGAGGACAAAATGAGTAATTCTTCAAGTATTTCTATTCCCACATGGGCTTTACCCTTAATTGTTTCTCTGTTTGTAGGTGCAATTTCTTATGGCGCTGCTCAAGCTAATGCACAGGCAACCGCAAAAGAAGTTGAGCGTGTTGAGAAAATTGTAGAAAAGGTACAAGAAAGCACAACGGACAATTCTAAAAAAACTGCTTTGAATGAGCAAATGATACAGCAGATAGCAGATGGGTTATCGCAACAAGTGGAAATATCAAAAGCTACTGACGCTAAATTATCGCGCTTGATAGATATTATGATTGAAAACAGACAATGAATTTAAAAATATTGATTGCGCTAATTGTTGTTATTAACGGTAAAGAAGATCCTGAAAAAACAACCTATTGGAAAAACAAGCAAGACTGCATGTGGGTCGCGCAAGAAATATCAAGAGATGAAAAACTGTTTAAAGGCGTTGAGTTTGCGTTTTGCAGACCAGAATGGGTAGATAAAGATGTTGAGCATATGACACTTAAAATTTTGCCGTTACCTATATTAGATGAAGAAGAAGTTAATTAGTTGGATATAAAAACAACTAATGATAGAATATACAACTAACCCTATTATTTTAAACCAAATCGGTTTATCGGGTGAGTATCTTGCTGCGTCTGTGCTACAACGTCATTTCAAAACGATAGCATTCGCAAATCATAATTCTTCATATGACCTAATTTTAGAACAGCTTAACGGTGGGTTTTTAAAATGCCAGGTTAAAACGACCTCAACCGCAGATAAAAACAAAGATTACAGATTTTTTAGATGGAATTTAGATAAGTCAAGACACAAAAAATATGCTTTTCAAGATTTTCATTTTGTTGCTTTTGTTGTACTACCTTTAAGGCTTTGCTGTTTTAAATTAAATGACGAAATAAAAGGGCAAACACACAGAATTTCCGTTAGCGACTTTAATGCAGATTTAGAAAAAAAATCAATACAAAACATATTAGGTGTTTTTAATGAGTAAGTATAAATATTTTGCGGTCGCTGATTTTGATTGCCAAGAAACGGGTGAAAACAAAATTGAAGACGAATTTGTTCGTAAACTTGATAGTTTGAGAGATGTGTGCGGTTGGCCTTTTATTGTAACAAGTGGGTTTAGAGACGCATCACACTCAGTAGAAATTATTAAACCTAACGGTGGTGGTTATCACACAAAAGGTATAGCAAGTGACATTAAAGTTCTAGGTGGAAAAATGCGATACGAAATTGTAAGTAATGCAATAAAACACGGTTTTACCGGTATAGGTATTGCAAAAACATTTGTTCATTTAGACATCCGAGAAGACACACCGATGATATGGACATATTGAGGCGTAAAATGAATGCGGAGACAAAAACAGCATTGGATTATGTGATGGTAAGTACGGGTGTTGCAAGTTTAGTATCTTGGCTACCGCCTATTGCGTCTTTGCTGACTATTATTTGGTTAAGTTTACGAATTTATGAAAGCGACACAGTGCAAAAGCTACTAGGGAAAAACAAAGCGTGAGCATTTTAAGTCAAATACTTGGTAGTGGTGATGTTATACAAAAAGGTATGGCTTTAATTGATTCTATGCATGTAAGTGAAACTGAAGAAATTGCAGCCAAAGTACAGGCTAAACAGCAAATGCTAAACGCCTACGCTCCGTTTAAATTAGCACAAAGATATTTAGCCTTAATTTTTAGTTTTACCTTTGTAGCCTCTTATTTGTTGGTGTTAAGCCTTTATTTTGTAGGGCATGACATTACACCTGTGCAAACAATTATTTCTACGTTCAAGATCGATTGGATTATGTTGACAATAGTAGGTTTTTATTTCTCGTCAGGTTTTGCTGAAGGGATTTTAGAAAAAAGAAACAATAAATAGTTAGGTACATTTATGGGTTTAGAGACAGCGACATACATTAATGGGTTAAACATTAGCAATCCTACAAGTAACGATAACGTGGGTGACGGAGATAATCACCTTCGTTTATTAAAAACGGTTCTGCGTCAAACCTTTGCAGCTAATGATGGTAATGGTTTAACTGGTGCAATTACTGCAACGCATACGCAAATAAACACAGCAGCAACAGATGTTGGCGCAGCTACAGATGCAAACACGGTAAGCACTATAGTCAGACGCGATGCAAGCGGTAATTTTACAGTGGGAACTATTACAGGGAACGTAACCGGTAATTTAGTTGGCGACATGCAGGGTGATATTTACGCTCATAATGGTGTCAATAAAATATTAGAAAACGGTACAGACGGGTCAAACGCTTCTTTTACAGGTGATGTTACTGGCAATGTGACAGGTAATGTCACAGGGTCAGCCGCATCAATCACAACAACTTCGGTTAGCGCAGATGTGAATCACCGAATGGTGTTTGGACAAGACAAAACGGTTGCTGCAGATGGCACTGAAAACATTGCTATTGCTGCAGATGACACGTTCCATTACAACCCAAGCACAAAAACTTTAACAGCCGATAATTTTAGCGGTGCTACAACGATAGCAAACGTCACAGGTTTGCAAACAGCTTTAAACGCTGCACCGACTTTTTTAACGATCTACCCTGTAGGTTCTATTTACTTGTCTGTTGACAGTGCTTTTGATCCGGCAGCTACCTTTGGTGGAACTTGGTCTAAGTTTTCTCAAGGTCGTATGCTAGTTGGTTTAGATGATTCGGCAACGCCAGATACAGACTTTGATACTGTAGGTGAAGAAAATGGATTTAAAACACATACGCTTACTACTAATGAAATGCCATCGCATACGCACTCATTTACACAAGAGAACACACAAGGAAGTGGAACCCCTGGTGCGAGTAATGGTACATCAAGTTTTAGCACAGTAAACACTAGCTCTACAGGTGGAGGCGCAGCGCACAACAACATGCCTCCTTATTTAGTTGTTTGTATGTGGAAGAGAACAGCTTAATGGCTTATTTACCGTTAAGAAATATAGGGGCGGGCGGTATTGTTACCGATCAAGACCCTTATGATTTAGAGCTTACGCAGTTTCCAAACGGTAATAATGTAGCTTTCCATGAAGGTAGAATTGGTAAATCTTTAGGACACACCGTAACTTCGTCTTTAGCTTTCCAACCAACACATGTACAAGGGTGGAAAGTGCCAGGTAACAACTCGGTTGTGATAGGCGCTTTAAATAAAATTTATCGATTTAACGGTTCTACTGTAACTAATGTTACAAAAACATCAGACGCAACAAATTACAGTAATTCACCACGTTGGCAAAGTGAGCAATTAGGTACAGCCGTTATGATGAATAACGGAAGTGATGTACCGCAATTTATGTTGCCATCCGGTACAAGATTCCAAGACTTGACAGCATGGCCTACAGGTGTGACTACCCAATGTCTTAAACCTTACAAATCTTTTTTAGTGATGGCGGGATACGAGACATCATCTGCAAAATATCCTTTTACTGTTAGATGGTCAGATGAATATGAACCAACAACCGTTCCATCGGATTACGACATAACAAGCACTACAAATTTATCAGGTGAAAACACATTATCGGGTAACAACGGTAATTTAATAGATCAACTTACATTAAATAACTCACAAATTATTTATGCTGAACGTGGCGTGTTTGCGATGGATTTTATTGGAGCGCCTTTTGTATTTAGCTTTAGAGAAGTGTTTAGTGACGATGGGATAATAAACAGAGGTGCGTGTGCAGAATTTTTTGGACAACATCTTGTTGTAGGAAACAATGATATTTACTTACACGATGGTAATCAAAAACGTAGTGTCGTTGATAAAAAAGTAAGACGAACATTTTTTAACGAGTTAGCTGATAAACGTAGTGTTTTTTGT